ACCGCCGTCATAAGCGCCTGAGTTGTTGAAACCATTATTAAGAACTGCAGCAGCCTTAACTTGTTTTGTGTAAGCCATAGCGCGAGCTAAAGCCTTTGTGTAACGTGCTGATAATGTATCATACAAGTTATCTTCTACAGCTTCTTCAGTTAAGCTGAAGCCAAGAGCGATAGTTTGATGATTGTATCGAGCTGTCCAAGCTTCTTGAGCATTGTCATAAGCGATTGCAGTGCCTTCGTTTTTGACTGGTGCTGCTGAGAAACCTGAAAGTTTTGTTTCTTCTTCGAACGAACGTTCTGATGTTTCTGTTTCATAAATTTCTTTATGTTCTTCACCGTAACGTTTGTATTCTAAACCAAACAATGCGTTTAGTCCTGGTAATAGCTCCTTAAGGAGCTGTGCGCGTGAAATAGCCATGTTTTATTCTCCTTAAACAGTAGTGCCGAGGGTTGATAATTGTTGATGCCATGTGCCATTAAATTTAACAACAACTTCTGAGTAATAACCAGTAGTTAAGTTAACTGTTTCTGGAACAAGAGCAGTCACTCTAAATAAATATGTAGCATCGTCGTCAGCTGAAGAACCATCAATAGATGAATTGATGTTACCTGTTGCTGGGTCACCTGTACCTACTACAAGTAAAACGTTTGTATTTAAAACAGTGCCTGCTACTGGAGTAATCGTTTGATTGTTACCTGTAACAGCTACTTTAAATTCAGCCGCTGGGTCATTTACAACATAAGCAATAACGTTAGTTACGCCAGATGCTGGTGCATATTGAGCTTGCACTGTTTGACCTGATGAGTTTGTATATTGAACACCAACTACAACACCTACAGCGTAAGTACTAGCTGTATGACTTGCTACTGGTGATACTGTACCGCCATTAACGAATGCAACCACTTGACCATTGTAAACAGCTTGACCAGACGTTACAGGGTACTGATTAGTAGCACCTGCGTATGGCATGCCGTCGAAACGGTTGATTGGTTTTAATCCGTATGGAGCGGTTACTGATGGATAAGCCATAATAATCTCCTTGAATTTTTAATATTAATTACCTTTACCAAAGGATGTCGTAGATTTCTTCTCTGAGAAAAGAGGCATACGTGCATCACTTTGTTTTAAGAAGCTGTTATCAACTGCATCGGCTTGTTGTTTTGCTTGTTGAGCATAATGAGCCTTACGTTGTGCAACAAACTCCTCTGGGATCTTACAAAGTAATAAGCCACCAATTTCTACGCCGTCTTTGAAACGGGAATTTTGGTCGACCATTAACTTCATTTCAGGGTGGTCCGCTAATTTAACGGGTTCCCATCCTTCACGCATTTTGGAGGATACATTTAGATTATCAGCCTCGTTCATAACACTTGTACGAATCCACCTATAAGCCCAACCAGGTACCTTTTTAAATTCTGGTAATAATGATGCAGGTTTCCAGCTATCAGGTCTTTGAAAATCATCTCTTGTATCTACTTCACGATCTAATCTATTATCCATTTGCGTTCTCCAATTTTAAAGTTTCTCTTGCATATTGCTCCGGTGTTAGACCAAATTTCTTGGCTAACGCTACTTGTGTCTTCGTCAGACGCACTTTTTTAGGCGCGGTGCTACGCGTTGCCGGGGCAACTACAGTCGAAGGTTTTGTGCGCTCGGCGGGTTTTTCCTCGTCTAGCGTTGCATCCCCAAAGTATTCTGGGAATCGTTTTTGCATCGTAGTATCAATACGACGGTAATATTCGTCAGATGTGGGATCTATGCCACTTCTAACCAATTTCTCATGTAAGCCTAATGCAAGGCTTGTCATTTCTTCATCAGATCCAAACCATTCATTCTTATCCTGCCAAGCAAGTGCTTTAGAATCAGGTTTAAATGCTTGTGTTTGAGGCTGTTGTTGTAATTGTGGTATATATACCTCATTTTGGTCCTCTTGTAAAGGCTTTTGATATTGGGATATATAACTATTAGCTTGAGACAACCTAAGTTGTGCATCATTCATTCGTTGTTGAGCATCAATAATTTTATCAGTTTCACCTGAATCATAAGCTTCGCGATAATCTCGTTTAGCTAGATGTAATTGTGATTCTAATGAATTTTTTAATGTCTCAATATAAGTTGCTTCGCCAGAACTTAAAGTTGTTTTTAACTTCTTATTCTCGTCTGCAATTTGTTGAGCAAATTTAATTGCTTCTTGTCTTTCACGGTCTGCAGCTTCTTTAGCACGTCTTTCGTCATGCCAAACTTTTTTAAGCTGCGCCATACGTTGTTTAACGCGTTCAGAATAATCATCAAGCGTATCTTTTTCTAATTCATCTACCACATCTTTTGGTAAAGGTTCGCGACCTTTATCTTGTGGTGGAGTATCGTCTTCTATCTCAAGATCGAATTCCTCTTGTTTAGCCTCAACCTTTTTTTCTACTTTAGGTTCAGCTTCTTTAGGACTTAAATCAACTTCTTTTTCCTCAGGCAATTTACTACCTGCAACTTCCATGTCATCGGGATATTCAAATACTATCTCGGTTTCTTTTTGCTCAGCCATTTAATTCTCCTTATGCGCGAGTATAGCCACGAGGATCTTCAACAACCCCCTCGACTGTATCGTCGTTAATAATGCGGAATTCTCTTCCGTGGATTTTAAATCTTGTACCTGCGTATGCACGTGTCAAAACAAAATCACCTTCTTTACACCATGGACCTGTAGGAAATCTAGTCTCATCTTTATAAGCTAGGTCACCTACTTTTACTACAAATAAAACTACTGTTGAATGTTCTTCAATAGTTCTAGTTGAATCTGCTTTTACAATACCGCCTTTGTATGTTTCCGAAGCGTCAGGAATTGCACAAAGTATCTTGTATCCTTTAGGCTCAGGTAACTGTAAACCACGTTCTTCAATCGGTATATCTTCTGCTTCTACTGCATCTAACGTTGGAATAACAATAGGTCGACCGTTTGCATCCACCAAATTCTTATTCATCGTGAGTATGTGATCACTCATCTTCAAATGTCTCCATTCTTTGTGCAAGGTCTTTTATGATACTTTCTGCGACGGATAGACCTCGAATATATCCTGTCATATTTTGGTACGAAGCAAAATCTTTTGCCGCTCCGTCTCCTAAATTTATTAATACTGTTTTGCGCTGATCATCTATTCGAGACAATAATAGCTCTAGCGTTTGGTCCATTTAATTACTCCTTGGGTTTTTGTTGGTTCCTTTGTACGTCTAATTGTTCTTTGCGAAGATCTTGTTCGACATTATCTTTAACTGCTTGAATGCCAATTTTAGTACCTTCTATAAACTGTTTAACTTCAGAATCTTTTTCTGATTTTACTGCTTGCGCACCTAATGTAGCACCAGCGATTCTTTCTTGTGATTCAACACGCATCTTTTCAATACCAACTCTCATATGCTCTATTTCAATATCTGCTTGAGTTTTTTGAGCTTTGATTTGCAAGTCTTGAGCTTTTAATGCTAACTCTTGTTGTTGCATTTGAATAATTGGATCTTGTTGTTGCTGTTCAATTTGTTGTTGTTGAACTTCTGCTTGATCTTTAGCTAATAATTTACCTGCTGCTTGAGCCATCAGTTTAGAAATTTCAAACTCAACATCTTCTGGTAATGTTTCATCAGGAGCTGGTAACGGTACACCTAATTGTTCTTCAAGTTGTTTTCTATACTCGAATGCAACGTGTTCATTAATATGCGCCATAGCTGCAGCTTGAATAGTTTGCGCCATCGGATTTTGTCCAACCATTTGTTGAATCTTAGGATCTTGCATCGCAGCCATATGCACTTGAATATGAGCTTGATGATCTTGATAGATAAACGCTCTAACTGGTTTACCATTAATGATCGCCATATTTTCTGTCACAGGATCTTTTGGTGTAATTGTTTCAGAACTAGGAATTAATTTACCGATATTTTTAATACCTAATACTTCAAGCATTTGTTTATTAAGTTCTGGAAGATCATAGATCTGTGGATATTGTTGAGCCATCTGCATAACAGCTTGATACTGCACAACTTTCTGTGACATCGTAGCCGCGTTTGGATCTGATACTGGGATTACATCGACATTATCATAGTCAGCTTGTTTAGCTCTTCTATCACCAACTTCAGGTTCGTATGAATATTCTTTTGGAGTGTAATCACGAATGATAACTTTAAGAAGTTTAAACTCTTGTTTCATTGCATAATAAATACGCGCTTGTACAGCACTCATTACTTTCAATGTTCTTTCAAGAATAGCTAATGTAGTACCGACTGGAGCATTGGCAGACATGTCTGAAACTTTTAATCCATCAGCATTAGCAAACGCACGACCTTCTTCGATGATTTGATTCATCAATTGATTTAATACTTGTGAAGGCTCTTTGTATGGAAGAGGTAAAATATTGTCACGCACTGCACCACTTGGTACATCTACGTCACGCCATTCACCTGGTGCAATTGGTGTATCATCACCTTTAATACGTAGACCTCGTGATTTTAGTCCACCTGGAAGGTTTGATAGAGTACCTGCGTCAACAAGTTGACGTAAGATCATAGTACCTGATTTGGCGAAAGCACCTATCAAATGAATTAAACCGAAGCAATAGAAACCAAAGCCTGGTATGTAACCGTAGTGAACAAAGTGTTGACGTTTTAATTTTAATTTGTCATCTGGGTTCCAGTTACGACGTATGGCTAAAATAGTACCTGTGCCTTTTTCGATTGTAACTACGTAAGGAACTGCGATACCATCTTCACTGTCACCATTTTCTAAATCTAAGTTAACGTGCATTTCAAGGATTTTATATCTGTCATCCTCTGTAGGATTGAATCCTAACTTCTCTGCAATCTTTTTCTCTGCTTCGTCAACATCTAAGAATGGTTCACCAAGATCTACATCACGATAGAACCCAGCCACCATTAATTTTCTTAATTCGTTTTTTGTCTTACGCATCACGTGTGTGACACGTTCTGCTGTTTCTAAATTAGATGCACCGTATGGAACTACAATATCCTCAGCTGGTACATACATAGAAACTTGGCGTTCTAAGTTTGGATCGTAGTAAACTTTTTTAAACGCATTACCTGCTAAGCCTAGACCCCATAACATTCTTTCATGCTCAGGTCTATACTCAGGCATTTTATCCATAAGCTGAAAGTTCATGTCTTCTTGTACACGTTCTGCGGCTTGTTCTTTTTCCGTTGTAATCTTACCAACGATTTGTGTTTTTACTGGGCCCGATGCTGGGAATGTCTCCATCATAGTTTCAGCTTGGAATTTAACCAGCGCTTCTGTCATCAAGGGGTGGTACACATTGCATGCCCCAGGCCACGGTTCGGTACGGTCTTCTACTTTAAGACCTAATAATTCTAGACCATCTACATATGTAGTTAGCCAATCTTTTCTGGAAGCGATATCGGCATCATATTCACCAACAAGATCACCTGATAATTCTGTAAGTTGTCCTTCATCTAAATCTTCTGCTAAGTTAGCGTTGAATTCATCGCCAGCAACGTCTTTACCTGGAACGATTGTGATTTCCATACTACCATCATCGAGTGTAACACTTTCAGGATTTTCAATTTCAATAGAAAGGTCTGGTTGACCCATTGCTAGTTCTTCTAACCCTTGAGGTGCTTGTGATAAACTTTTATCTATATCTGCCATAATCTATCCTTGATCTGTTTCATTACAGCTTTGCGTTCTGCCGGTGTGTAATCTAACCAATTTGCTATCTCTTCGTCTGTTCTTTTACAGGTCTTACATATTTGTTTGTCACTATCTAATTCACATATCTGTTTGCATGGTGTTATTATTTTGGTCATATTGCATATAATTTTTTACTGTTGCCTCTAAACCCATAAATCTCATCAGGTTCATCGTTTGGTAACCTAATAAACCCACCTTGTCTAAATCTCATTAATGCAAGTGTTGTACTATCTACAAGGTCGTCATTAGCACCACTTGGAAAATCATTACACTCTTCTATAACCTCATGTGCCCATCGTCTATCGGGAGCCCATACTATACCACTTCTAAATAGATCTGAGACTGCATTTACACGACTTATTTTGTCTTGGCCTTTACCAGGTGTAAATTCGCCGACAGGAATACCCATTCGTCTAAACTCTTGGTAGAGTGCAGCACCGTTAGATTTCTTTTCAACTAAGAATGCATCAGGTTCCCATTCCTTATATTCTTCAATACAAAGTTCTTTAAGCTCAGGAAACTCTAATCGCTTCTTTATACTATTTAATAGTATTATATTATAGTTATTGGTTTCTTCGTTAAAAAATACACCCCAAGTTGTTAAAGCATTATAGTCTGCCCTGTTTGACGCCTCTTGTGCCGCGTCTAGACTCATAATAGTGAACTCACAACTCGGTGGATCTTCTTCTTCCCATATCTTCCACCACTCTCTTTTAATTAAGGCGCCCTCTTCTGACACGGGGTTCTGTAAATACTGAGCATTCCAGTACCGAACATCTAACGCTGCCTTCTTTGCTAAGAGTTCTTTGAGCGGCCAAAATTCAGGCCAGAGTGATTCTTCTTCACCTTGTTTATTTTCAATAATCGCCGGAAACTCTACTACTTCCCACTCATCTACACCTTCTTGTTTTACCATCTGGTTAATAATTTCACCAGTGAGGTCTAACTTAGACCACCGCGTCATCACTACAATAATCGCACCACCCGGCATAAGACGTTGAAGAGGACCAGACTGAAACCACTCCCAAGCAGGCTTAAAGACATCAGCCCTTCCAAGTTTTGCATCTTGCTCTGAGTGTGGATCATCAATGATAAACAAATCAGCCCCACGACCAGCGAGGGCACCACCAACACCAATTGCAAAATACTCTCCATTAAAGTTCGTCCCCCATCGTGATGCTGATTTACTGTCAGCTTGTAGTTCTACCTGTGGAAAAATATCTTTATACGCATCAGCACCCACAAGGTTACGGACACGACGACCAAAATTAACTGCCAAGTCAGCTGTATGAGATGCCATAATAACTTTCTTGTGTGGATACTTGCCAAGAAACCATGCCGGTGCCAAGTAAGAAATAAGCTCTGATTTCCCATGACGTGGCGCAATGTTAACAATAACTCTTTTTTTAACTCCGTTGGCAATGTCTTCAAATATTTGTGCGAGTTTCCTATGATGTTCTCCTATCATGTAACCTGGATATACATGTTGTATAAAATCTAGAAAATTATCTTTACCTGATTTCTCGACGACCTTTGACGCATATAATTTAAGTAGTTTTTGTAATTTAACTTTTTGTGGACCTTCTGCCACTGAAATTAAACTTTGTAACTCCTCAATATCTTTAGCTGTTATCTTCTGTTTCGTCGTTTCTGTCATCTTCTACTAATTCTGCATCTATGGTTTGCGCGGCACCTTTAATAAGTGCTTTTTGTTTAAGTTCACTAAGCATACTAAGTAATTCTTTTTCAACTTCTTCCATCGTCTCAATTTTATGTGTAACTTCTGTCTTCTTTTTAAACGCATCTATACCATCGACTTCACCGATAGATCTTAGCGCTGTAATTTGTTCTTTTATATTACTATCTTGGTGATGCACAATTTCTACTAGCTTGTTTACCACGAATAACTTCAGATCAGCTAGGTCTTTTACGATCATGTGGTTGTAAGTTCCCACCAAACCCCCTAGGTATGCCATAGTTTCATTAGCATATATCCCGTATTCTTGTTTTAGGCCTGGGTTTTCTACCATTTTGCGTGCTAAATCCTCAGCTTCTTTGATATTTTTTGCGTCTGGCACAATTTCTTCACCCATAATGTCACTTACTTCTTTAATAGTTTGCGCACGAAGCAAAACTTCTTCTTCTGACGTCATACTTGGTAGGGCTGCCCTAGCATCTTTAGGTAAAGGAATGTTTTCTTCGATAAAAGGCACAATAACAACCTCGTTATTGGGTTTATCTTGTTGATTTTCTTGGACTTTTTGGTCTTGCATGTGTCGCTGATTACACCTTTTGAAATTATTTGCAGCTTATTCGACTATTTTATACTACTTTAGGTTTAAGTCGCAACTTTTTTAGTATAATAATCATATGATAACCTTACTTTTTACCGAGCCTAACTTAGCCCTCGTTGTTTTAACCTGGACTTTCTAAGTTTATATGAAGCTAACTACGCTCACCTCTGAGAACTTAGCTCACCTCTATGACATGGCATGCAAGTTGCCACCTTTTAACAAACTTAAGATGCCTAAGTCTTACCGCGTTAAATTTAAAGTCATCAGTGACCCAGGTATCTATGGATGTTTTGACGAAGTAGAGATGCAGATTGAAATAAGTTCTGAAGCTTGTGGGCACTTCACTACTATCTTTGCAACTTTGTTACACGAAATGGTTCACCTAGCTCTCTTTGTAAAGAAAGATCCTAAGTTCCACCTCCATGAGGAATCCTTCCTCAAACTTAAAGCTATATATTCCGAAGTTTACTCCCTAGATCCTAAAGCTATTTAGTTTTTTGTGTAGCATATTACACATTTTTTGCGATGCTACGGCGTAGCTATGCATTTTTGCCAGACAAACTTTCCCTGCGTTTTACCTCGTTTTCATTCTGACAGGCAAAAGCTTTACTTTGCATGAAACTTTACTAACTAAATTCCACAAATTTTTTGCAAAATATTTTTTTGATTGCCCTTTTTATTTGATACGGGGGGTGTTTCTAATATTTCATTTTTTATTTGATTATTCGTGAAAGTCTAAGTGTAGAAGTAAAAAAATAATTCCTTTCAAAATTTTGGGGCCCTGGGGTATGGGTATGGGTCCAGGCCTGGAGGCTTTTTATCTTTTTGCTGATAATTGTAAAATAATACTTGACATATTATAAATTGATATGTATCCTTGATCGTGCAGTATTTAATTAACTATCTAAACAGGAGTATCAAATATGAATAGTCAATCAATAGCTCAATCGATAACCGATAACGTTATCAAAGCACTCGAGGCTGGTACAGCTCCCTGGGTAAAACCCTGGAATAGTCACGGCGTCGATGCTCCATTCAATCCAATCTCAAAGCGTTATTACAATGGAATCAACTTCATCCAGCTGTCAATGATGCCTGGATCAACTCACAACTGGGTTACATATAAGCAAGCTCAAAGCGTTGGCGCTCAGGTGCGCAAGGGTTCGAAAGGCGTTCCCGTGATCTACTTCAGCCCGCTCGAAGTCCAGGATCGAGTTACCAATGAAGTAAAAAAGATCCCGATGTTAAAGACTTACACTGTATTTAATGCAGACCAGGTCGACGGCTTAGAGTTACCAGCTCCAGCAGAGCGTAACATGAATGAATCAATCGCATCGTGTGAGGCCTTCATTAAAGCTCAAAGAGCTCAGTTTAAATTTGGAGGTAACCGCGCATTCTACGTACCTTCAATGGACTATATTCAGTTACCTGAGCTCGATCAATTTAAATCAAGTGCAGACTATTATGCAACGGCGCTCCATGAGTTATCACATTGGACTGGCCACGAGTCACGATTGAATCGAGATTTCTCAGGCCGTTTCGGGAACGAGGCTTATGCTTTCGAGGAGCTAGTCGCAGAGCTCGGTAGCGCGATGTTATGTGCTCATAACAAAATCGATGGCCAATTACAGCATGCATCATATATCGCTAGCTGGCTCAAGGTGCTCAATGATGATCCTAAGAATATACTCAAGGCTTCAGCACTAGCACAAAAGATCCTGGACTATACAACTAAATCAACTAACGAGGAGGCAGAGGAGGCGTAAGCCTCCCTGGAGTTATTATGAGTATTTATGAAGAATATTTTGACGGTAGAAAACCAAGTAAATCGCAGTTAGTACGTAGTATTAAACGAGGCTTAAAGCAAGGTTACACCGACTTCGAGTTATCCTGGGGCGAGAACATGATCAACCTACAAAAGAATCATGATAACACCTGGTTCGGCTGGGGCTGGATCAAGGCCTTAGGCGGTGACAACTTAGCTAAAGAATTAAACCAGGAGGGCGTATGATCTACTATGCGATAACCAGCAATCAAGTATGGGACTTAGGGGATCAATTCTCTTTACCCAATGCAGATCAGTATGCAATCAATCAATTCAATATACACCAGGCTCCAGGCGGTTATCTCATAGTCAACCGCGCAGAACTTAGTGAAATAGTTAGACAAGGCCATGACTTAGTTAGCCACGTATCAACACCGGAGGGAGCTTAGGCTCCCTTCTTTTTTGGGGTAGGGAACAGGTATCAAAGCCGTTTGTTCATTTTGCTTTTTTGCGTTCAGGGAATTCCCTAACTTGACAATTGATCAAGGATCGTGTATTTTAAGGTTTCAACATTTACGAAAGGTTGCTATATGCATACAATTAATTTTTACACCAAGCAAGACGCAATAAACATAGCTGGATCGTGTACCAAGACAACCAAAATGCCAAGTGAATCCTATAGTTTACCAGCCAAGGCATGTATAACGGGGTCAAAGCTGGTTAAAATCAAGGGCTCAGTATGCCATGGATGCTATGCATTAAAAGGTAATTATCATAGATTTGCTAAGACAATAGAGCCGTTACAATATAAAAGGCTTGAGAGTATTAAAAATCCGTTATGGGTTGATGCTATGGTGAAGCTTATAGGTCATAAGCCCTATTTCCGCTGGCATGATTCGGGTGATCTTCAATCAGTAGAACACCTATCTAAAATAGCACAGATTGCTAGACGCCTAGATAAAACGCTTTTTTGGTTGCCTACACGCGAGATTAACATTGTCAAGGACTTTCTTAAAACCGAGTCAATCCCAGTGAACTTAGTTATACGAGTCAGTGCCATGATGATTGATCAGCCAGCTAAGTTACCACGAAGTTTAAAAGGCTATGCCAATGTCTTAACCTCATCCGTACATAGTCAAAAAGAACTAGACGGGTTTAAATGCTTAGCACCAAGTCAACAAGGTAAATGTAATTCATGCCGTGCTTGCTGGGATAACAAAGTCACAAATGTTAGTTACCTTGCCCACTAAGTTTTTCCTAGTAAACCTTAGCCCTACTTTGAGTAGGGCTTTTTCATTTTTAGTAGTTGACTATTTTACTCAGGTATTTAATTTAGGGGGGATCAGACGACACGGGGGAGGGAACAGGTATCAAAGCTAATTGCTCATTTGGGAATTCCCTAGTTTTGCGTGGTGATGACCGAGTAAAAACCTCGTGTTCTCCTTTTTTAACCATGTTCCACTCTGTGTTCTCCTTTTATTTTTGTAAGTCTTTGATTAACAAGGTTTGTTCCATGTTCTCCATGTTCGCACATAGGGGACGAGGGGTAAAATTTTGAGAAACTTGGTGATCAAGACCCCTCTTTGCGCAGTGAAAATTCCTACCCCGATCACTCTCATCAAAACGCGAGAACATGGAACATTGCACAAAAAATAAGCAATATAATAATAATAATAAATAATAAATATATATATAATACAATAACTTAACTCATTCTCAACCCCTCTCTTTTTCATGTTCTCTGTCTCTATTCGTAAAGTTAACCAAGTAGAACATGGAGAACATCAATAAAATCAAGCACTTACCACGCCCTCAAAACCACGTCCAACCAAGCAAACTCAATAAAATCAAAGACTTACCTAAAAAACCAAGTGAGAACATGGAAAACCAAGTAATAGTTGAGTAAAAGCATAGGGTATTTAGTAGGGGCGTAGTAAAACCAAGAACAATCGTAGCCAAAAAGAGAACAGGGTAAAAAAGCGTTATGTAAAATCGGAAGAGGGTAGAACGGATTGAGACCAAGAAAAGAATCCTTGCCGACTATAAAACCCCTATAAAATTAATTAGTAAAATAATAGTTGACATAAGTTAAAATAAGCGTATATTGGTATACAAGCATTACAAAACATCAATCTTTAACTAGGAGGCAGTATGAGTGACCCGATAAAAGCAAAATATGGAGTCAGGGTATATTTCGAAACAGAGAATGGGTCGTATGCCCAAAACGTTGCGTGGTTTAGCGATGAAGATCTATATATGGCCTGTTTCAAAACGCTAGAAAAAATAGCAAAGAAACACAGATACATCATAACCGAGTCAATGATAGAAGAAGAGGAGGCACTAATATGAACTTATTCACAGAAATAGAACGAGTGACACGAGAGATTTACAACGAACACAAAGACGATCAAAAGATATTGCCACTAGGTAATTACTCGGTATGGGTCGGTGGTTGCGAAGAACACTCACACCTAACCTATCAACAAGCCGTAGCCTTACGAGATGAATACCTAGAAGATGGGTATGACGACGTATATATAGATAGAGTTGAGGAGGACGTATGAGGCTCATTAAAGACACAGACATAATAGACAATTCACCAAATGAAAAAGCAGGGGAGTTGGCAGAAGCGATCTTTGATGATGTTGTTTTCTTGCTTGACCTAGAAGAGAAATGTATTACAGAGGACGAGGACGGAAACTCATGCAACACAGAGTTAGGCCAAGATTTATTTAATGGTATCTACGAGCAATGTTTGAATCGCTTGTCG